GCACGGCCGTTGTTGCTACCGGCCAAGTTGCCCACCAAGTTCAGCAACTCTTCCCCGGCGCCCGGCGCAAACTGCTCTTTGCCGATTTTGCCTTTCAGCTGCTCGAGCAGCAGGGATGGGTCATCACTGCATACCCCGTCCACCGGCGCCGTCCATTCTCCAGCCAGCCCGGCGCTGTCCACCAGTCGCAGCCAGAAATACCAATGCTCGCCGGTCTTGACGTTGGTGAGCTGGTAGTCAGTCTGCGGCGCCGGCAGTTTCGCCAGCGGCATTGCCTGATTAAAATTGTTGCTCCTGCCGTAGCGGATTTCAGTGTGTGCTTCCGCCAGCAGCGGGCTGGGTAGCGTCCAATTTAAGCCGATGGCAAACAGCTTGGGCGTGGGCCGCACCCCAGTAATGGTGTAATTCAGGCTCCAAGCTTTTTCCAGCGGTTTAGACAGTACGCCACGCGCGGTGCGGCCGCGGATTTCCGCGCGGTAATCGCCGTTAGGCAGCCCCTGCAGGCTGACTTCAGCACTGGGCGCATCCGGAATATGCCGCCACAGCCGGCCGTCTTTAAAAATCTTGATGTCGTAGCTCACCACCTGCCCGTCGGCACTCAAATTCTCCCAGCTTAGGGTCAAATCCCGCCCGTTGGTCGATAAGTTACTGTTGCCGAGCTGCGGCTGGCGGCCGTATTTAGTGGTTGCCCCCGCTTCAAACAGCGCACTGTTGTCCACCGCAGCGTATTTGGCCGGGTCGTGCCGCAAGGCGGTAATGGTGTACGTGCCGTCATCGGTATTTTCCTTGATGCTTACCGCCCGATACTGGCGCGGCACCACCTTGCCGGACAAAGCCCAATGATCGTCGTAACCCAGCCCTGCCGGGTCGCCATCCAACAGCAGCTGATTAGGCTGCGGCTGTGATGCCACTTTCAGGCTGTAATGCTTCGGCACCGTTTCGCCTTGCGCATTTTGCTCGAGCGCAAGGTATTGGAACCACCAACCGGCCAGGTTTTCCGTGATGGCGCGGTCAAGAGTGACCACCCGGCCGCTCACCGCCAACACCTGCCCGCCCAACTGCGCGCCGGCAAAGTGGTTGTCCGCGATTTGGATAATGTCGTAGGGCAGGTGTTTCAGCCCTTCGCGCCCCACGGTAAACGACACCGCATCCTGCTGGCGCAGGCCGGTTTGCAGTATCCATTGCCCGTAACGCACCGCCTGCCCGCGCGTGGTGCAGCCGAACGCGGTTACCGACTGGATATTCAGGCCGTAGCGCGCCACTGCCTCCGCATCGGCCACATACTCGGTCTTGCTGCGGTAGCTGTCGTATTTGTCGGCAAAGCGCACCAATACGGCGGTGTAGGTGGATTTCAGCGCTACCCCGTTATAGGCAAACTGCCCGTCCACCACATTGCTGTTGTCGTACTGCGCCACCGGGTCGCCGCCCTGATCCAACAATACCGACAACTGGTTGCCGTTCCACAGCGGCATACCGCAAAAGGCTGAGGCCAGTTCGGTAAGCAGCTCGCCCGCCTGCCGGCGGTCGGTCAAGTAAGCATTGCAGGTAAAGCGCGGCTCCAGCCCGCCGAAGCCGTCCGGCACCATCTCATCACAATAACGGGCTACCTGATACAGGCTCCATTTGTCGATGTCTTCCGGCGCCAGACGCAAGGCCAGCGTGGAGTAGCGCTCTTGGCACACCAAATCGTAAAACACCCACGCCGGATTATTGGTCCACGCGGTTTTAAAACTGCCATCCCACAGCCCGGTATAAGCGCGGGTTTCCGGGTCGTAATTGGAGGGCACTTGCACCTCAATGCCGTGCACCAGATAGTTGCGGCGCGGATTCTGCCCGCCGAACTGGTCGGAATCGATGCTCAAGGCCGCCAGCGCAGTAAACGGATAGCACAGTTTGGCATCCGTAATCTCTACGTAACTGGCAAAAAAGGTGCTGTTTTGGATTTTGTCGCTGGTACTGTCCGGCGTGGGGCGCGAAACCTTGATGGAAAACGGCGCTTTCGGCAGCCGGTCGAACACCTCGTCATGGTAAAACGCGCCGCTGCCCTTCTCGGTAAAGTTCACCTGCCGATGTTGTTGCACGCCGTCATCATTCACCAGCTGGATAATCAATGCCGTATTCGCCGGCAGCGTATCGCCGTTATCCTGTATCGCCGCATTGCGCTCCACCCCCACCGTTACCCGCAGCCGGGTCGGGCCGCTGTCGGATACGGTGCGGATAACCGGGCTTTGGTTTTTCACCGGATTAGACACCGATACCGTGCGCTCCACGCTCTCCCAGCCCGGAATATAGGATTGGTCAGGCGTGCCGCGCTGGAATACCGCCGTTACGCCTTTAAAGTTGTAGCTGCCGTCCGGATTCTGTACCGGCGTATCGTTGAAGAACACGCTTTTAAACGGCGCATCGTTACCGTTGGCAAAGCCGGCCACCACCCCTTCGCTGATCACATCCACGATGCGCAGCATCTGCGCCGAAGACAACTTATTCGGTGCCTCATACGGCGTGCGAGCGCCGCCACCGCTTTTCTGCCCACCCATGGCCCTTACTCCTAATTCTGCTGCAGTGCCGCCGTGTAGTTGCGTGCGCGCACCGAATCATCATTAAAATCCGTGTCGTAATACTGCCCGTTCGGCGCTTTCGCCGCCTGCCCGGCAATCGGCGTTTTCACCAGCCGCAGGGTAACGTCCGCCGCCGTCGGGTTTTGCAGCACCGGGTCGCCGTCGGTATCCACCCGGCGCGACACCACACCCTGTGATGCCACCCGGCTGCCGCAATACACCTTGCCGTAAGCCAGCGGCACCGGCTGGCCCTGCGCCGCCGTGTTGTCCAAATTGGAAAACGCCGTATTGCGCCCAGCCTTCTGCCCGCGCTGCTCATTGTCTAATTTCGGCGGACGCGCCAACATCTGCGCAATCCCGCCCGCCACCAAACCAATACCGGCGCTCATCAATGCCCCGGCTGCCGCCCAGCCGAACGGGTTCCACCACGCGAACGCAATCAACACCACCCCGGCGACAATCTGCCCAGCCTTGCCCGCACCCTGAATGCGCGGCACGATGTGCAAAATCCCGCTTTCAGGCTGCCTGAATTCGTGCTCCAGTTCCGCCTCGCAGAAATCGTGGCCGTTGAAGCGCACCTGATAAAACCCGCTGCCTAAAATTTCCCGAAAGCTGGGCAGTTGGGTGAGCAATGCCCGCACCGCTTCCGCCGGGCTGGCGGCGTGCAAATCAAAACGGCGGCCGTATTCGCGCAGGCCGCCGTGTAAGCAAACTGTAATCATGATGCGTGCTCCAAATCATTCAGCACCGCCTGCAGCATTTCAGGCTGCCATTGCCGGTGCCGCCAAATACTGTGCGTGTGCCGTTGCCAATAAGGCCCGTAGCCATCACGGCGGCTTAATTGGCCGAAAGCGTGGTGCAGCATTTCGCCATTACCCAAATACAGCAGCACGTGCGAAGCCAGCCCGTCGAATTCGGTCAATACCACGTCCCCGGGCTGCAAATCGCGCACCCGCGCAAACCCTGCCGTCTCAGCCAGCGCCAAAAAACGCCCCTGCGCCGCATCATCGTCGATGTCGCCACGCCGCACCGGCAGCAAGTCAATCCCCGCCAGATGGTAGGCATCCGCCAGCAGGCTGTAGCAGTCAAAGCGCCCGTATTCAAACCCCCGCCCGCGCAAATGCGGCACCGGCGCGAACACTTTCAGGCTGCCTGAAACGGCGAGCACCCAAGGCAGCTTGTTTGCCACTTGAACTTGTCGATCCGCACCCGATAAAAAAGGTTCGCCGTTAGGGTGGGAATGCACAATGGCGATTACTTCACCCTGGTCGGAGGCTTCGATGAAATCCAACGGGGAAATCTCAAAGCGCTGCCCGGGTTCGGTAGCCACATTCTTACAGGGGCGATACACCTGTTTCCGACCCGCTTTAATAACAAAGCCGCAGCACTCGTTCGGAGCTTCTGCGGCAGCGTGGTTCAAAATCTCAGTTTGAATAGTCTTTGTTAGATTCATCGGTATTCCTCTCGCCGGGTACCGTGGTCCACCCACCATAGGGAGGTGCCGCGCTTCCAGTAAAACGACGGGCACACGCCGCGATTGTTAGGTGATCTTGCTCGTCACCTTGTCCTTGAATAAGATACGCAACTAATGCTCGAACTAGCTCTTGTACCCTCTCGTCGGAAAAGGGGATTAGCTCATGGGCATTAAACTCCTCTCCATCTGAAGAGGTCACATACTCTATTTCGCACACAATCCCCGAAGAGGTCTTATAGAACGTTACATCTCCTTCAGAGAAAATACGCTTTTTAGTCAAATTGGAGTTCATATCAAGGCCCTCAAGACAGTCGACTTGGGCGGGAAGTCACACAAATCTGGTCAGGCAGCATGTGTTTGATACAGTCGTCACCCAATACAGAAATCAGGTTGCCGTTCTTGTCGTAGTAGAACGAAGCGGCCTTTTCTTTCAAACCAACCATGAGAATGGTCTCTTCCGTCTTGGTGTCAGTAAGGATTACCAATGACTGAATCATCTGTTCACCTATTAAGTCAAAGTTTTATCTACAGAAATCCAGCCGCCGTAGGGCAGGGCGGCAGTTTCCCCAAAGCGGGCTTTGCAGCCCAAGAATTTGTGGCTACAATCATCTTTCTGTGGGTCGTTGGTCGGCATGTCAAAACGGTCAGCTACCGGTTTCCCACGATAACCGCACTCCTCTCCGCGATACGCCCAAGGGCAGTGATCTGACAGCATGAGCCGCGCCGGAATAATCGAACCGTCCGCCTCTGAGGGTGCGGATAATTCAAACTGGGCGTTTTCCGTGGTCAGCGTGACCATCCGCTCGATCAGATATTTGCTGACAATTTCCTGCGTGGGGTCCGCTTCCGGATTACCCCCGGCGAAGTTCACTGCATCCAAGAATTGGCTGTATGTTTGTCTGCGCCATACCTCTGCCCCCACCAACTGGTCGTACTTTTCCGCCAGTCCGGTAATCACACCGAGTACGTTGGCCAACGTAACCTTCGGGCGGTTGCCGGCACCTTGGCCGGTCATCTCAAACCCGTCCGCATGGATTGGGTGAGGGTCATAAGTTTTACCCTTCCACACCACGGATTGCCCAAGTTCGTTCACGATATTGCAGTAGCGCAGAATCTCTCCGCCCAGCGGTCGCAGGTCCAACTCCCATAGGTCCACCAGCGCATTCTGCTGAAGCGCCGATGCGGCCTGATAAATTTTGATTGCTTGAGTGCGTGGCATTAGATAAAGACCTCTTTGAACGTACAGCGTAGGGAGTCAGGGAAACCGCTCTCAGTACGGCGCATCTCGGTGCAGTACACCATCACGCGCTCGCCGGACGGGCGTTCCCAAATGAAACGCTTGCCTTGATTGTCGAGCAAGAAGGCTACGATTTCGTCAATCACCGTTGTGCTACGGTCGAACTGAAGAGAAAACTTGCGCTGCGGTAGAGCCAACGACTTGTTCTGGAGTTGTACAACGCCGTTTCCAAACTGTATTTCGCGGACACCCAGGTCCACTTCCGTGTCCATACCGCGATTCGGATTCCAAGTAAACGTGTCCATAAAGCTCCAACGAAAACGCCCACCAAAGGCGGGCGCACGAAAAGTAATTTATCAATTCACATTATACCGAGTGCCAAGCATCTTGTACACAATTATCCGATAAAACGTGTAATGCGTGTAATAAGAGGTCGTCTAAAAAACGATACACCTCACTAGCACGACGTTTTATCGTGCGGAGTGACACATCCGAAAGCGTAGCAAGCTCGGCAAAATTAGGTCGTTGGCGGTGGTTCAGCCAACATAAAACCATGCCTTCCGCCACCGGTTCATTAAAGTTGAACGTCTGGCGTAGCAGGGCAGCAGTTGCAACCAAGGCACCTGGTACCAGGCCGTACTTGGCGCGGATTAGGTCACGCTGGTCTGGTGGTAGTTCCCCGATACGGAGGTGCAACTTCGCTGCCGCATGGTGCGCCGCATATGGGTCGGTACCCCCGGTAGTCGGTAGCCCACTCCAGGAGGAGTGAACCACGACCGCCATTGAGGATTGCTCGAACGCCCAGTATAGGTTCTGCTCTAATTCGGCGAAGGTCATGCTACCCCTCCGTTACGAATGGCGTTGTTAATTATCTCGCCCGGACGCAACATCCGAGTCACTTGTTCCACCACGGTGTTGCGAATGGCTTCACCCAACTGTTTGGCTTCGTTGGCGTTCACACCAGACTCGGTAGAGCCATCACTGTTTACGGTCACGCTAACTGATACCGGGGCATTTACCACGGTGCCACCACCCATACCCTGAACTTGTACCCCGAGATTGCCGTTGGCGGTCCTAGTCAGCGGCATCACCGCTTCAGAGCCTTGTTCACCCATCAACCCACGACCGCCGTTAAAGCCGAAGTAGGTCGGGGAAGAAACCACCCCACCTCGAGCGAAAGCAACCAACCCAGAGGAATTGAAGACTCGACCATGTGCGGCGGTGGCGAACAGCCCACCTACCGAGCCACCTGCTGTGCTAACCCCGCTACCACCGAAGATGTAGGAGCCTACATAGTTCACTAACTTCATCACGGCCATCCGCATATAGATTTTGGACAAATCTTGCAGGATGGAGACCGTCATCTCGCGGAAGCGGAATTTACCGGTAAGTGCCAGGTTCTCGAACGCAGAGGTCATATGTCCGACTACGGAGTCCATTTGGCTGGATGCGAACTTCGCGTAGTTGAAGGAGTTGGCCACAATCTCGTTATACGAACGTTGTAGCCCCATTCTCCAATCACGTTGCAGACGAATCTGATTCTCCATCTGCTCTTTGACAAGCGAGATTTTCTCGTCATAGCGGCGAGCCGTTACGCTGTAGAGGTCTTGGTCGTTGTTCGGGTCGTCAGTGACGCCGCGGGCTTCCAATTTCTGCAATTCCGCGCGTTTTTCTTTCTCGAGTTGGGTAATCTCAAGTTGTGTTTTCAGTTGTCGGCTGCGCTCTTCGGAGTACATCCCCAGTTGGATTTCCATATCCAAGCGCTGCTTGGCGAAATTCAACTCCTCTTGTTCCAAGCCGGCACGATACTTAATACTATCTTCGTTATATCTTTGCAGTTTCAGTTGTTGCGCCTGTACAGCACTGGATTCCCCACTCTCACCTGAGACCCCGAGTAACGCGGGAACGGCACGACCACCAGGGGATGTCATGACTTTAGTGGGGTCCATCAATCTACCATTCACCCGCGTGGTGTAGTGCAGATGGGGGCCTGTACCGATACCGGTGCGACCGGATTTAGCCAACACTTGCCCAGCTTCGATACGATCACCTACTTTTGCCAACACTTGCGACAGGTGAGCCATACCGTGCGTTACACCGTTGTCATCATCAAACAGTAGTTGTATCCCACCGTGTGCAGTGGAGTAGGATGCTCTCAAGTATCCACCAGCCGGAGCATGGATAGGGGTACCTTCAGGTACAGCTAAGTCAATCCCATTGTGAAAAGTCGATGCACCAGGGACGGGCGCTTTACGCGGCCCAAATCCAGAGGTAATCCTTGGCACATGGTCGAATAGTTTGGTATAGGTGGGGACCATTCTGCTGGACGCGGCTGGGTTGCTTTGAGTATCTCGCAAAGTATCCGACGCTGCTGCCCTATCTTCAGCAGACCCTTTACCAGACTGAATAAGCGCCCGAGCATCACGCCGAATAGTTCGAGTTTTTTCAGCGTCCCCCAGCCCATTAAGTTCATCAATGCGGCGGGCAGCGTTCATCGAGCGTCTGGCTGCCGCCCCGTTCGGGTCAATCATACCGTAGCGTCGGTACTCTAACTCGAGTTCGGCATTGGCCTCTCTTAAATCCCTTTGAGCTTGTTGCTTTCGCAGGGAAATATAAGAGCTGCTGCTGAAGGTCGGTTCACGTTTTGCGCCACCTGAACGGGAAGATGTGGGTGGTGTACCGAGGTTATTGCCGGTAACTTCAACCTGAGACCTTGCCGTACCTGCACGAACTTCACTACCTTTTTGTCGGTGCACCGCTGTGATACCCTGCACCAACTGAGGGAGAAGTGTCTGCATATCGCGTCGGGCCCGTTCGAGCTCCGCTTGTTTCACAGCTAGTTCATTATTCTGCGGGCGGGTTGTGCCGAAGCGGTTAGTTTGGTTGGTATTGGTCGTAGCACCCTGACGCTGCAACCGGGAAACCTCAGCCAGACGGTTGTTGTAGTCCTGTACGATAGAGTGCTGTAGTGCCGTCATGGTCGACAAACGCTTTTCCGGGTCTTCCAGAGCCCAGCTTTCAGGGGTCTTCCCGTTTCTCTGAAGCATCTCGAAGAACGCTGGGGCGTCAAGAACTGCTGCCGGAGCCACGGACAACCCAAATTTTTCCTGCCCAGCCTGTTTGCCCGCCTGCTCAGGAGACACCCCGGACATCATCAGTTCCTGCCTACGTTCGTAGAAGGCACGTTGCTGTGGGGTAGCCGTACCAGCCTTCCAGGCGCGTTCGGCATCCTCCATCTGTGCTTGGACACCGGGGTCCAGACGTTTATTAGGGTCGGTCAGACGGTCGAAGAAGCTCGCAGTTGCAATAGCTTCCGCACGAATCTCCCGCAACTTCTGCACTGCGTACTGAGTACGCAAATTCATCAGCTTGATGGCGTTGTCATACACATCCTTTTCCAACGCCATACGCAGATTGCGGTCTTTTTCCGACAATGTTTTTTGGCTGGCCAGCATCTTGTCGAGGTTTGTTAATTGATCCATCAGCAAAGTCTGTTTGCGGTCACGGATCATCAACTCTTGCTCGATGCGTTTCTGCCCCGTTCTAGCTAAGGTCTGCTCAGTGGAAGCCGATAATTTAGTAATCTCGTCTTGTGTAACCTGGTTAATACGCGCGAGGTTCTGGGCAAAGGCTTCGGTAGTCTGTTGGTAGGACAACGCTGTTTTGTTTTGCACTCCAGACAGTAATGCTTGGTACTCTGTATCGAAGTGTTTACCAGTCTCGGAGTCAATGCCGAGCTTCACATCCATACGATGGCCAGCGCCCAGCGTGTTGAATGCTTTATACACTTCGGTGCTAACCGCTGCTAAATCGCTGCGTAGGTCCTTCACAGCCACCGCGAACTCATTGGCTTTGTCCGCGCTCATTTTCATGTAGGTGTACACCCCAGCCAGCGCGGCTGCCCCCGCCACAGCCCAACCGAGAGGGTTCGATGCAAAGGCAGCCCACATCGAACGTGCAGCGACTGTTATAGCCGTCAACTTAGGTGTAGCCGAGGAGGTGAGGGTACTAATCAGCGATAACGATCGGGTGTACTTCCTACCCGCCTCTGTTGCAGCTAACGCGGCTTTCGACCAAGCCCACAGCGAACCAGCACCTCTAAGCGCCACGACGGTTGTAGCGGATGCACCGAGGGATACTAGGAGCGGGGTTAGCGGGGATAGCGCAGATAACACGCCGACCCCGGCTTTAGCGATCCCAATCAAGCCATTAGCGATCCCCGTCAATCCGTTCACTACGTCAGAACGGTTAGCCAGGTTAGTAAGACTATCTAGAATCCCCTTGTACGGACCTTCTGTTTGTCCACCAACTACAGCGAATGTCGATTCCCAGGCCGCCTTCATCTTGCGGAATGAACCTTCCGCCGTATCCCCAAGACGCCCAGCCTGCACTGTGGTGTAGCCCATGTTCTCAGCGCCGCGCAGAATTTCTTGGTGCAGCTTGCGGAACTCTTCGGTTGTGGTATTCAGCAATACGTCGGCGGCTCGCATCCCGCGTTCATCCAAGAAGGAGCGCATCCAGAGTTGTTTGGACTTATCATCCATTCCCCTGAATTTTTCTTGCAGTTCAGCGATGATTTGGGTAAACGGCTTCACCATGCCGGACGCATCGTAGGCGGAGATACCCAATGCTTCCAAGGCTTTCCTGGACTTCTCGGTACGGCCCGCCAAGTCAGTCAGCAAGTTACGCACTGCGGTACCAGCACTGGAGCCGGTGATATTCACACGCGCAAGCAGGGCCAACGTGGTGGATGTGTCTGCGACGGATAAGCCGAATTTATTCGCTGCCGCACTGGCTTGTTTCATAGACATCATCATCTGCTCGATAGAGGTCTGTGAAACGTTGGCTGCCATCGCGGTTTGGTCCATACCAGCCTTCAGCGCTGCCGGGTCATACAGGTTGAATGCAGAGCGTAGGCCAGTGGTAAACAACGCTGCTTGTTCGTCTGAAGTGCCGGCCACCAGCGCCATATTCAGCACGGAAGGGAGGAGTGCCATCGACTCCTGTGTTTTCAAGCCAGCCTGAGCCAGAACACGCAGGGCCTCAGCCATCTGCAACGGACCTTGGGTGTACTGGCCACCGCCCATGTCTAACAAGGTGCGGGTCAATTCCTTCACACGAGCGTCGCCTTCCTCAGCCGCTGCGCCCACTAACGCCATCTGCCAACCTAGTTCACGGTTGGCGCTAATGGACTTCAGGGCGGCGATGGAAGGTACCAGACCGGCAATCATCCCGAGGGTATTACCCCAAGACAACCAGATCATGCCGGCAGACGCAGACATACCACGCCATACCCCATGCAGATTGTTGCTCAGGGAGAGAGTGCTCTGAAGGTGTTGATTTACATTGCGTGTGTGATTCGCCACTTTGGCGTGTTCGGCAGCAGAACGTTGAGCCGCCGCTGCGGCCTTCTGCGTCGTATCCACAACCCTGGTCAGCCCGCTCGTAGCCCGACCCATATCGGAAGTCCAGCGTACACTTGTGGATTGTAGTTTCGTCAAGTTGGTGCCCGTCTCATTCAGACGGACATTCATGGTTGAAGCAGCAGCCGAGAATGCCTGCGCTTGGCGGGTGGCATTCTGCAACACGGTTGAAGCACGTTGGTCGATCGACACCAATTTATCCGCAGACGTCTTCAAGTCCGAGGCCATCGCCTTCAAGGTGTGATGCTGGGATTGCAACTCACTAAGGATTTTTCGCATCCCCAGTGAGTTGTTAGCGGTTTCATTGATACCGCGAAGACGTTTCTCAACATTAGATAGTTGGTAAACCAGAGTATCTACGCCAGAGGAGACGACTTTGACTTCCTGGATCATCGGCGTTGCCATAAGATGCTATCCAATAAGAAAATTCGATAGCTCTATTTTATCAAAAATTACCTCTTTTATACAGCAAAAGGTGTAATGAGTAGAATTATTACAACGAAAAAACCTCCCATTACTGGGAGGTCTTCTGTGCCTGCGCGGCCAAACGTTCGGATAGGAGAACTGCATCCACTTCGGTCAAAACCGAGACCAGCAGAATGCGCTGCTCCGGGTCATCCAACATGATGATGTCGAGGTACGCTGCGTACTCACTCATGGGGATGTAATACTCCGACATCCCGATTTGTCGGCTACGTGTGAGCATAGCATACGCTTCAAACAACCAATCAAACTCAGGATTGCGCTGGGGCATCTGTTTCAGAGCATCGGGGGTCACCCCTTGTTCTTTTAGCTCCAGAAGGAACTCAAGTTGGGGCGCCCATTTCTGCTCCCAGCGCAGGCACTCAATTAGTTTTTTACTGCGGCGTCCTGTTTGTATTTACGGAATTTCTCCACCTGGGTGGCGAACTCCAAAACAGCACCGAAGAACTCTGGGAACTCCAGCAACTGTTCTGCGGCCTCGACAGAGTAGGGTAGCTCCTTCTCGTTTTCGTCCAAGATGCCTTCCCAACCTTTGAGTAAGGTATGGGCGAACACGCGGCGGTTCAGTTCAGTGCGAGCTTCAGTCTGCACTTCACGATCTTTAGATTCCAGCTTCGCCGCATACTCGGCCTCCAGTTGGCGTTCTAATTTAACGTGCTCAGGGTTGCCGTAACGGGCGACCTGAAGACGGGCACCCTCTTCAAAGTCAAACCACAAGCCTTTGACTTCAGTGGCAGTGTCCATCGCATAGCGTCTGGCGACGCTGAAACCTTTTTTAGCAGCTTTCGTTGCCATAGTTCTTCCTTTCCTTGGGGGAGGTGAGGCAGGGCTTTCGCCCTGCGGTTGGTTAGAATCGGTCAATGAAAATAGTCTTACGGGTTGTGGGATCCATCAAGGCAGAGTATTCCAACTCCACCATCACCGGACTGTCGTTGTCTGAGATGGCGACTTTCGGTGAGTTCAGTTCCACAGAAGGTAGGGTGATGGCGTAGCCGTGGCCGTTACGGTCATACACTTTCCAACTCAGGTTGAAGCGGGTCTGACGAATTACTTCGTTGTAGATGCTGCCCTTGTTGAAGTACATGCTGATATTGCCGGAAACTTTGATTACGCCGGCAGTAACGTCCACGTTACCCAATACGCCGATGGCGTCATGACCCTTCATGTTGTTGTCATACTCCAGTGTGATTTTCTTCACACCGGCAGTCATATCAGTACGGATGTCAGCACCGTCCAGCAGCACGTTCTCCATACCCAACACAGCGTCGATAATCGGATTCGCCTGGCTGGCGTTGTAGTCAGTACGATCGCCCAGCATTCTGGTATCGCCGTTGGCCGCAGTCATACCGATGATTTCGAACGAGCCCGTCATCGCAGCCTTGGATTCAAAGTTCAGACTGAACTTAGACATCTGGCAACCGCGATAGATGAAGCGTTGGTTCGCATCACTGATTGCTTTCTCGAAAGAGAAGGAGCGACGTTTCACACCATTGGTCAGACGTCTGTGATGAATCACAGCGTCGACTACGGTCTGGTCTTCCAAATCTTCGTACACGGTAATCTTTTTGCCGGCTACGGCCTGCACACGCAGCGGTTTGGCGTTCTTCGGTTTGACACCGGTACCGGTAATCAGGATGTAGGCGCCGACCGGCAATGTACCGAACGTACTGATGTTGCTGGTAAAGGTGATGGTTTTGTCCGAAGCCTTAAACTCGGCAGACTCGGCGGCAGTTGCACCGTTGGTACCAAAAGCGGACCAGTCGTCCATCAAGGTGGCCTCAATCAGCGTATCGTATTCTCCGGCAGACAACTCAAACTGGAAGCCGCCGCTTACCTGGTTGTCGGTCAAGAACATACCGGCGGTCTGACGCGTGGCGTTTATCTCTTTTGAGACTTCTTTGCTGAGTGTTTGCTCTAGACTCTCTCCTGTAAACCTTAAGTTGATACCTTTGCCAGTGGTCGGTGTTTCCCCTGCCACGGTTTCAGGGATATACGCTAACTGGCCGGAGGCCGTGGTTGCTACCCGTAAAGCCATAATGCTTCCTTTCTGTTGCTAATCAATGTAGTAATGCCAAAACGGTATCGCCACGCGATAACCGACCCAACCTTTTATTTCGCCAGTATTCGGCAGTTTGCGCCCCACTTGGATGGTTGCTCCTCCGAGGTCTTGACGTTGTAGCAGGTTGGCGACCTCCTCTCGGAGTTGGTAGCCGGTACGCATACCGGTCATCTGTTTCACCATCACCGTCACGAGGATCGAACCCTCGTCGCGGATCATCGGCTGTGCGTTGAGGTCAGCCTGTTCCGAATTGGTGTAGGAGATTTCCGCTGAGACCACAGGGCGTTCATCTCTGTCCAAATCCACAGTCGGCCCGTTCTCCAAATACAGACGGAAGTCTTGGCGGTTGCGGCTCCAGTTCACCAACTTGGTTATCACCGCATCACGGAATGTCAGACTACCCATCTTGCCTCCTAGTACATCCGCAAACCAACCAGACGTTGGTACAGGGCGGACTTAATTTCTTCCAGCGTCCAAAACTCTTGGTTCACTTCACGCAAATTGGTTCCGTAATCTGCATCGTTTAACCACAATGCCGTGTAAGGTTCCTTGTTATATAGGTAAAGCGTCACGTCATGAGTTTGTGATAGTTTCCTAATGATGTTGTGCTTGGTTAGTTGCACATGGCGGTTCACCACCTCTCGGTTCAAACCCCCGGCAGACGGGTCCCACATACCCCCTTCATACTTCGGCGGACCATAACGCTCCCGCTGTTCAGCCTTCCCATCCCAGGCGGCTGCTTCTATCGAATCCTTCTTCATCGTTACGCGCCACCCTCTGGTGGCCTGACCGGAATACTTCGGGGTACGCTCAGTAGCGACTTCCAACATCGTGCGAGCAGTCTGCTCCACCACGTCAGCAACTTTGCCGTTAATTTCTTCCAGTAAAACAGTGAACGCGTTCGGATTCTTCGTCGTGCTAAAGCAGTTCACCGTAGCCATTACACGACCCTTCTAAAGACTGCCGATACGGAATCATCGGAACGCCTGGTCTGGCTGGCCAACTGCCACTTATCACCGCGAAATTCGATGCGGGTATCTTGTTTCAGGTGAACCTCATCAGCAGGAGCAAAGCGGAGGCGGATGTCGCCAACTTGTTCCTTATCGAAGGATGGTAGTTCGTGGGTGTAATCATCACGCCAGTTCAAAAGTAGAGCCTGCAACGTAAGATCAGAGCCGCCGATATAGGTTTCGGTAATCGGGTCCCAGGTGCCTGTGCTGGGGATACGCACTGACACAAAACAATCAGGTTCGAGCTCATTGCACTCTGCCACCATCAAACCGGCTGCACCGGATAAGATGTTGCGACAGATGTGCCACTGCCCGTCCACTTGAAGAAATTGACCAACCTGCACCGGTTCGCCGGGTGTGAAGTAGATGTAATACTGACTTTGCGACTCGGAAGTCGTTGTAATGTCTTTCACATCTTTGATCCACACCCGCGACAGGTACACTGCCGTTCCCCCATTGGCCAACACTTCGGCAGTCGTTCCCGCCTTTCCGAGGTGCGCTTGTTGAGCGACATAGCCGACGCGGGTTACAGCCGCGCCGAACGAGTCGCCGGAAGGGTCTGTCGCTACCAACCATGCCTCCCCACCAACCACTACAGCGCGGCGAGTCGGAAGGAGGCTGCCATACTGCATATAGAAAGTACGGCGCAGCGTCGTCAGACCATCCCTTCTCGGACTGTCCCAGGCAATAACCTGACACTTAGCCCTGAGCTTTTGACCGGTGTAGGCATCCCACATCGGAGTTCGGTCAAAGAATCGGGATACCTGTTCCAAGCGCATAATTACGTTCCGGTTACGGGGTCATACGTTGGTCGTCCTGAGGAAGTCAGGGACAACCTGGTAGCATCAACATAGATGCCGTCCAATAAATTCTGTAGCTCTGCCTCAATTAAAGCGAAGCGGGCACGAATATTAGTAATTACGTTTTGTAAGTCGGTGTCAAAACGTTGGAAGCTCGCCTTAGAGTCAGTCAGAGTGCGGGCGACTACCAACGGTAGTACGTCGCAAATCCTGTCAGCGAACGCATAGGCCACCCAACTCTGAACTAACGACACCACTTGTACGTCTCGCGGGTCGCTACTGGCGGTTAAAGTGCTCCAGTTTGTCGCTAGACGCGGAGATAATTTCATCAGTTTTAAACTGATTTCCCGACCATAGACGGGCTGGGCCAGCATCTCGTCAGGAATCTCCGCAGGAGAGAGGCCAAACAGCGAGCGCACTTCTTCTGTGGTAGTGAGGTCGCCGAAGCCGGGAACTGCCAGTGCAGGTGCCGGGACGGCGGTGCCGTCGTCATAAATCTCTTGCGGAGTAGGCATGGTTATTCAGTCTTTTCTGTGGACTCGGGTTCAGAGGCAGATTTACCGCGACCACGTTTCGGTGCGCTGGCGGGTTCCTCCTCCTCGGCTACAGCAATCAGACCGGCTTCGATCTGGGCTTGTAACCATTCGGAATCTTGTACTTCGGTCGACTGCTCCGTAATGTAGATGCGGTTCTCTGCATCCCAGAAAGGAAAGCCGCGAGTTACGAAAACTTTCAACATAGTTCTCTCCAGTAGGGGCAGGGCGCCGACAGACGCCCT